CGTGCCATTATTCACAGTTCCAGACTTGCGTTGATGTCTTGATGTCAGTCGGCCAGCCGGTGTCCTCGGTGAAGCTGCGCTCCTCGAACAGGAGCATGTTGGTGGGCCTGATGAGCAGGCGGTCGCCTTCGGTTCTCATAAACATAAATTCCTTTGATTGTTCTGGCGCTGCGCTGAACCCGTCGCCGTGCGGGCAGGCGGTGAACAGGCAGGTCGCCCGGTTGTCGGTGCCGTCGTAACGCGCCTCCAGATCCGCCAGATAGTCGTAGCGGATGACGTCGAACTGGGTGCCGTAGCAGTCCCAGACCTGCGCCTGTGGCAGTGTCCAGAAGGGGCTAGGGCAGGCGCTGAAGGCCAGTGCGTGCGGTGGCACGTTGCGGTACACCGCGCCGCACTCCAGCATGACGTGGCAACCCCACGCGCGGTTCGGGGTAGAGCGAAGCGCGAACCAGACGGCCGGCTCGAAGCCCTTTCCCTCCTTGCGGATATACGAGCTGTCTACCCAGACGTACAGGTGGTGAGGCAGGTTGCGGCTGCTCATGTGAGGATGCCCCGCGCTACGCAGGCCTGTCGCAGAACTTCGGTGGGGCGGAAGCCCCATATGCGGTACGCCTCGCCGTACTGGCGTGCGACTGCCGTCAGGGCGGCCTCGTTGACGCGTAGTTTGACCTTCAGGGCCTCCTGCTCCTTGAGCAGCTCGGCTGCGCGCAGCAGCACGTCGTGCTGTGTGTCCTCGGTAATCATGCTTCAATCTCCTTGAGAAAGGCTTCCTCAACTGTCGGCTGGCAGTGCCAGTCCTCGAACGCGTCGAAGTCCTCGCTGCGGAAGTCATTCCACAGGTCGTTCAGGTACTCGTCGCGGATGAGCTCCAACTGAGCCTCGTGCTCGAGCGAGAACTCGTCGGTGGCGCGGGCGTGCTCTACGGCCTGCGCCAGTATCGCCACGGTGCGTTCGTCGTTTGTCCAGTTGATCATGTCGTGTACTCCTTGTTGCTGATACCCTCCCACTATAGAGGTTTGAGGGTATGTGCAACAACTATTTTTTCCGTTCGGCGTAGGCCTCTTCGATAAGCTCGCGGATGCGCCCCTCGGGGAATGTGCCCTCGAGCTTCGGCCGCAGATCCTGCTCGATCTCGGTGTACAGCGGGTCGACCGGTTCGACCTCCGGCTCCAGTGCGCGGATGCGGTCGTCGAGGACGGTAAGCCACACCTCGTGGTCATTGAACCAACGGTCGAGCTGCTCGGTCTTCCCGCCGATGTTCGACACGTTTTTGGTGTACTCGACGAACTTCAGGACCATCCTGTTGTGCGTTTCGGTCAGGTTCTTGATGGCGTCCTCCAGCGCGGCCACACGATCGTGTAGCGGGTTCTCCACGGCGGCGTGCGTCGCGTTGGCGACGTACGTACGGTGGCGCTTGTAGAAGCCCGGCACGTGCTTCAGTTCGTGCGGGCGTATGAGGTTCGCAGCGCGCAGGGTGCGCATGGCATTTTGCGTGCCGCTCAGGCTACAGGCAATGGCCTCCGTAAGCTCCTGCACGGTGGCAGCGCCGTTGGCGGACAGTTGCTGTAGTATTTTACTCTCTATTTTCGATAAGTTCATGTCTCTTCTCCTCAAACTGATAATTCAAAGGGCAGGAAATCTACCCAATCTTTGGCGGCGTTGCCCGATACGCCCACAGCCTCGCCGCACTCTTTCCAAGTCGAGCCCTGCCTGCGCATGATGACGATGCGCCGGATCTTGGCACCAGTGCTTTGATTGTGGCTGTACCTATTTCGGTTGCGCCCCCGAAGCCACGCCTCGTAGTCGGCCACCGGCGCGATGGGCTTGGCCTGCATGGCCAGCCGCCTGCCGTTGTGATGCACGGAGATTATCGTACCGTGCTTGGCCGTGGATGCGGGCGAGCTGTAGATCTTATTGGCGCGGTACATGCTGCCAATGTCTCCGGTGCGCATGTCGGTCAGGCGGCGGCCTGTCATGTCAGTTTGGCCAGTGCGTCCAACAGCTCGCGATCGGCCAGCAGCACCTCGACGCAGGCACGCGCCCCGTCGATGGTGCGCCAGTCAATGTCCATGCTGTCGGTGATGGCGTCATCGAAGACGTCGGCGAGATGGATTTCAAATTCAGTGCGTGTCATGCGCCCTTCTCCTGTCGTTGGATGTGCAGTGCCTCGTCCAGCAGCTCCTCACGCAGCGAGTGCAGGGTGTTCAGCCGGTCGAAGTGCAGCTCGCGGTCGGCGATGAGCCGGTCGCGGTCACCGAGGTAGTCGCGTCCGTTGGGCGTGAGCTGCTTGAGCGTGTCGATAACCTCGTCGATGAGATCCATCGCGTTGCGCCGGCCGTCGATAAGGTCGAGGGCGTTGGTGCCGTTGTTGTTGATGATTGGTCGTATCATGCCGCTGTCTCCCGTGCGATGAAGAAGAAGGGCGTGAAGGCCTTGCAGTTCGCTGCAAGTGCGTAGGCCCGCGCTTCGGTTGCCGTGGCAAACGTGCGGTCGAGGTGGGCGATGTGTTGGCCGGTGTCGGCGCGGTAAGTGAAAACGGTCATTGTCAGTGTGCTCCTTGTTGCTGATGAGGTACCCTTAAACGATGCAATCAGGTGTTGCAATAGCTATTTTTGAGCAGTTGCTGCACGGCCCGGCGTGCCTCCTGCTGGGTGCTGGCACCGAGTAGCGCCCACAGCTCACGCAGGTGAACCTGCGTCGTGACGCTGCCGGCGTAGCCCTTCGAGTGGATCTTCGTCATGTGTCTTGCTCCTTAGCTGATGGTCAGGCCGTCGCGGATGATGCCCGCGTAGACCGGTTTGAAGTAGCAGCGCTCGATGACGGTGCCGTTGGCCCAGTTCTGGGCGTCCTCGGGGAAGTGCTCGTCGGCCCAGTCCTTGGCCACAGTCGTCTGTGGCAGAAGGATGATGATCGAGCCGTGGTCCTGTACGTGAAAGTCGGTCATGTTTACTCTCCCTTGAATGTCTTGATGAGTGCGATGGTGATGATGGCGGGCAGGACGACCAAGAAGAAGATGGTCGTTGCGACGTGAAAGGCTGTCATGCCAGCGCTCCTTCCGTCAGGTTGTCGGGGTAGACGCGGATGCCGTAGTGATCGGCATCGTGGCGCTCGATGGTGTTGGGGTAGAAGACCGTGGGGTCGACCCAGCGGAAGTCGCCTCCGTGTGCGCTGGCGCTGGTTGTGCGTGCGCCTGCTGGCACGGTGACGCTGCCGCCGTGGCCGTAGGTGTGGGTGAATGTTTCTTTGACGTACATGTGATGTGCTCCTGTGTTGCTGATAGGGTGGGGAGCCGAAGCTCCCCGGTGTTGGTTAGATGCGGTTGGCTGCGACGATGGCGCAGAGGATGGCGGGGTGCTTGTGGGTGCGATAGAAGTCGCCGCAGTTGTATTCCCACTCGTCGTCGCACTCGAAGCGGTGCGCGGTGCCGAACAGTTCGCCGTCGTAATAGAAGTCCACGGTGTGGAAATCGTACTCTGGATTGTCGCCCTTGTCGGTGTTGAAGTTGCGCAGTTCAAAGTCATAGCCATTGAACGAGAACTTGTTGTCGCGGATGTTGATGGTAGCTTCTTCGCCCGACCAGTTGCTCTTGTTGAAAGTGATGAAAGTCATGATTTTTACTCCGTGTCTTCGTTGCTGATGCACTCTCCTAGAATAGGTTTGAGGGTATGTAAACCCTCAAAATGCATTTTATTTGCAACACGTGCATTTTTTTACTCGTGTTGCATGATGGAGGGTACTGCAACGCGATGCAACACGAGTAATTTATTACCAGTACCGCAGAAATCCTATTGTCTCAGGACGTGCAACGCGGTGCAACACGGTGCAACATTTAGTTCGTGTTGCAGCTGCAACGCCACCTGCAACGCCGAGGAGGCCTCTAGAACTACGTTCTAGGCCCTCTCGCGTTGCATGTTGCACGCGTTGTGCGTTGCGTTGCGGTGTGGGAAAGTTGGCCCCCCTCGTGGTGCAAAATGTCGGCACCCCTTGCCAATGGGTTTGGCGGCGCGTATATCGTGGGCATTGACTGGTAGCACTGTGTAACCGAACGGAGCATGCAGAATATGGCCAAGCGCCAATCTAAACGGACCCCCGAGGTCGAGGAGCGTATCATCGAGGGGCTGACTGATGGCGTGCCATTGCGCGTGCTGTGCAGGCAGGATGACATTCCCAGTTGGCGTACGGTGTATGACTGGATAAACGCAGACCCCTCCTTTGCCTCACGCGTCGCATACGCGCGCGATTTGGGCTTCGAGGCCATCGCCGAGGACATCCTCGACATCGCCGACGACACGCCGGCCATCAGCGAGCACGTGCAACGCAGCAAGATGCGCATCGACACGCGCCTGAAGCTGCTCGCCTGTTGGAGCCCGAAGCGCTACGGCAACAAGCAGGACGTCAGCATCGGCAACAAGGAGGGCGAGACCCTCAAGGTCCAGAGCAACGCGGAGAATGCTGCACTCACGTTGCACCTCGCCGAGGTGCTGCGCGACACGGACGTGCCGACGTGATCCATCGCCGCCGTGAGGCCGAGCTGGTGAAGCCGGGCATCAACATTATGTGGGAGCCGGTGGCCAAGGGTGCGATCGTCAAGACGCCGTGGTTCAGTTGGTACGTAACATGGAACCGGCACACGCGCCGCCTGAGCTTCGCCGTACCGCACGGCTTCAACTGGCGCGCACCCCTCGGCCCGTGGCGTCGCATCCGCGAGCTTGAGGCCGAGGCGAAGATCCACGCGACCGAGAAGTACGCGCTCAACCACGCGCTGCATCTGGCCAACGATCGGTACGACAAGATCCGCGCGGCCAATCATGAGCTGCGCGAGACACTGACACTCTACCGATCGCAATGACGGACGTCGCCGCGCTACTCGCTAAGCTCAGTCCCGAGCAGCGCGTCCACCTCGACTGGCAGCGCCGCTGGCGATCGACGGCGCGGCCGAACCAGATCGTCGGCCGGTCGAACTGGACCGAGTGCGGCTATCTAGCTGGTCGCGGCTTCGGAAAAACCAGAGTGGGAAGCGAGTGGGTGACACGCGCAGTCTTCGAAGATGCGAGCGGCTACGATAGCTGCGTCATCGCGCCGACGTATCAGGACGTGAAGTTCACCTGCTTCGAGGGGCCGGCGGGCATCCTGTCCGTGCTGCCGCCCGAGCTGTTGGTCGAGCACAACAAGACGGACATGATCATCAAGATGCGAAATGTTGCAGGTGGTGTGTCGACCATACGCGGCTTCACGGCAGAGAAGCCTGAGAGGTTGCGTGGTCCTCAGCACACACGGGCGTGGTGCGATGAGCTGGCCGCATGGCAGTACGACGAAGAGACGTGGGACATGCTGATGATGGGCATGCGTCTGGGCGACACGCCGCAGGTGCTCTGGACCACGACGCCCAAACCGAAGGAGCTGATCCGCAGGTTGAGCCTGCCGAAGGAAGGGCGCACCATCGTGCGCGGATCCACCTTCGACAACAAGGACAACCTGCCCGATAGCTTCTTCGCCAGTCTGGAGCAGTACGAGGGCACGACGCTCGGCCGTCAGGAACTGTACGGCGAGCTCATCGACCCCGAAGAGAGCGGCATCGTCAAGCGCAGCGACTTCCGCCTGTGGCCGGCCAAGAAGCCGCTGCCCGCGCTGGACTACATCATCCTGTCACTCGACACGGCATTCACCGAGGCGACGTACGACAAGAAGAGCGGCGACGCGGACAGCACGGCATGCGTCGTGATCGGCAGCTTCCACGACAAGGACAACGTCAGCCACCTGATCGTGCTCGACTGCTGGTCCGAGCAGATGGGCATGCCCGAGCTGATCAAGCGCGTAAAGAAGGAACTGAACGTCGCGTACGGCGACGATCAGGACGTCGCGTTGATCAAGCCGATGTTCGGCGGCGCGAAGCCAATAACGTCGGGCCGCAAGCCCGACCTGTGCCTGATCGAGGACAAGGGGAGCGGCATCAGCTTGAGACAGATGCTCGAACGGGAGGGCATCGACGCTTATGCCTACAACCCCGGTCGGGCAGACAAGCTGGCGCGCCTGCACATGGTCAGTCACGTCTTCGCACGCAAGCGGGTGTGGCTGCCCGAGAGCGACAAGTTCGCCGGCAGGCCGCGCACGTGGGTCGAGCCGATGCTTGCGCAACTGTGCGCATTCACCGGGCCGAAGAGCGTCAAGCACGACGACTACGTCGACGCCATGACACAGTGCGTGAGACTGTGCCTCGACAAGAGACTTGTTTCAGTGATAAAGGAAACCAAGAAGGTTGGGGACGATCGTCCGCCGCCGAAGGTTATCCAGAACCCGTACGGGCAATAAGGATTAGGCAATGATCGAAGACGAAGAGATGATGGAAGGCGAAGTCGTTGAGTTCGACGGCGAGGACGTGTCCGACGTTGAGGACACCGAAGACGGCGGCGCTATCGTCACGCTCGACGAACCCGGACCGGCCGCAGGCGACAGCGAGTTCTACGACAACCTCGCAGAGACTATGCCCGAACCGGACCTAAAGTCACTGGCGTCGAAGTTCCTCGAACTGATCAGCAAGGACAAAGAGGCGCGCAAGAAGCGCGACGAGCAGTACGAAGAGGGCATCCGCCGCACTGGTCTGGGCGACGACGCCCCCGGCGGCGCGCAGTTCAACGGCGCATCGAAGGTCGTCCACCCGATGATGACCGAGGCGTGCATCGACTTCGCGGCACGCGCCGTCAAAGAGCTTCTACCACCGCAGGGTCCGGCAAAGGATCTGATCGAGGGCGAAGTCACGGCGGAGAAGATGCAGAAGGCGAAGCGCAAGACGGCGCTCATGAACTGGCAGCTCACCGTCCAGAGCCAAGAGTTCCGCTCCGAGCTTGAGCAGCTCATGACGCAGGTGCCGCTCGGCGGCGCGCAGTACCTCAAGCTGTCGTGGGACGAGACGCGCAACCGCCCTAACTTCCTTGCCGTCATGATTGACGACATGTACCTGCCCTTCGCGGCGACCAACTTCTACACCGCGCAGCGCAAGACGCACGTGCAGTACCTGACGCAACTCGACTATGAGCAGCGCGTCGAGAGCGGCATGTACCGC